TTATTAATTAATTTTTCTTGAAAATCATATGGTTTAAATTGAACAAGTCCCTCATCCAGAGAAACAATCTTCATATAATTATTTGCAAAATAAACTGGATCTTCTTTACATTTTAAGAACTCAACAATGTTCTCTTGTGTAAATTCAATCTTAGTATTTGCTTTTTTTAAATTGGGATTACCAAGATATACATCATTAGTAGACATAATTTATTTTTTGAATAGTCCTTGCTCTTTTAAAATTTTAGATAAATCACTTGTTGAACCTACAAATAAAGCATTATTAGTAACTTGCGTAGTCTTTCCTTTATCTTCATCAATTTCTTTAAGTTTTTTCTGAAGTTCCATCAACTTATCAGTAGTATCAGCAACTGATTTAATAATTTGACCTGCAACTTCATATGCTCTTGGACTTGCACTTTCACCAGCAAGTTCCATTATACCATTAAGAGATTCTTGTCCTTTTTCAATTAAAGAGTATAAATTGGCACGAGTATATTCATAATCTTTATCAATATCATCAGTAACATTCTTAATAGCATCTTGCTTCTCAATACTTCCACCTTTTGGGGTCGTGCTTACTTCTATACTACTTGTAGTATTAAGTGCTTCATCTATAGAATCATAAGTAGACATAATAATTAAGTATCCTTCTGTAATGTTGGACTATAAGTTTTACTGTCATCAAAATCTGTCCAAGTTTCACTAAATCCAAAATCATCTGCTGGTCCAGCAGTAATTGGATCGGGAACTACACTATATCTTCTTTCACGTTTAGCTGTAGCAGTATCAGTGCCTGAATATTGATCTACAATAACTTTCTTAATGAGTCCATCAGATGTCTGTGCAATTGGACCGAATAGATATGTTTTTGCTGTAAAACTTAAAGTATAAATTAATGCTCTTCTTACTTCAAAACTTCCTTCATAATCATCTTGGAATGATATATTATCTAATATAACAGGAATATCTCTTTTCTCTCCAATAGAAGATACTAAATCTACAGTTAAAGTAAATGAAGGTTGAAAATATGGTAATATCTGTTCAATAATCTGTAATGCATCATCATTTAATTTACTAAAAATATTTAATTCAAATCCAATATTATAAGGAACAGGCATATAGACCTTCTTCATTTTATCATCAGTACTATCAACTGCTTTAAAAGTTTGAGTAACTCCAGTTTTTCTCGCAGGATCATACTGAATGTTATTCATTTCGAAAGACATTCTAGGTAAAGTAATAGCAACTGATTTTGCTAACTCAACCTGTTCCTGTATCTTTGCCAAATATTTTTGTTGAGGTCCATAAGAAAGACCAACTTTAATATCATCAAGAATAGTACCATCACTTTTTTTATGTTTAATATTAATACTATTAAACAAAGTACCAAAAGCAATAATGGTTTTTCTTATAATTTCGTGGTAATAATAAGTTCCTAACATTAGTATTGTCCAAATGGGTTCGATTCTGAAAAATCAATTAGTGAATCAGCTTCTGTTTCTATATCTTCATTAGAATCAAATACTTGATCATAACTATCAAGGTCATGACTATCAATTATATATTGTGCTGAAGATGCTGATCCAACAAGAACTTCACCACTATAGAATTTACCTGTATTTAGTGATACACGTAAATATGTAGGAGGATCAATCTTATCTGTGTCAAAATCTTTCCTAAAGTCTCTAACTTTTGCTGTAACCCCAGAAGATTGTCCTGTAACCGTTTCATTATAAACATAAGTACCAATTCCTGAATATGGACTATTAAACACAACTGACGGAGCCTCAGTATATCCCATACCAGAATTGATTATACGTACAGTGCTTATTCCTGTATTACTTGTATCAATAACTGGAGATAATACTGCTGTATTAATTCCTGTAGGTGGTGCTGTAACCGTTGTAAGAGCAACATTAGCATATCCATCACCAATTGCATTTAAATTAATTTGATATACGCCAGAGGTAGTTGAAATTGAACAAGTAGCGATTGCACCTGTTCCTCCACCACCACTAAAGGATATTGTTGGTGGAACTGTATATCCATAACCAGCATTAGTCATTTCTAGTCTTAAAATAGAAGTGACATTATTAACAGTCGTGGTAATAGCAACAGCACTTGCAGTATATCCATCTGATGGTGCTGCTGAAATAACAACAGTAGGAGTAGAAGTATATCCAGATCCATCATTACTAAGAATAATTTCTCTAATACATCCAGTTCCTATACTTGCAGTTGCAGTAGCTGTGATTCCAAGTCCAACTAAATTAACAGTTGAAATATATCCTTCATCACCTACAGTATCATCAACCTCATCAATACTAGTATCAATAAGTTCATTTTCATATTCAAATAGTTCACAACTTAAATCATAAGTATAAAGACTACCTAATTGATAAAATGGTTTCTCAAATTCTACTCTTTTTATTTCAAATAATCTTTCACCAAGTGGAAAATATATTAAATCTCCTTCTTTCGGTCTACTAACTAAATCACCAAATGTGTAATCAGTAATTCTACCTTCTCTAATACCAGATGATATACCTTCAAGAAAAGGTGCAATAAAATCTTCAAACCTTTCTCTGGATATTGTAAGATTTATTTCATTCTTCAATCTTAATCCAAATTTAGTCATTACATCACTATCAGGAGCATATCCATCATAATTATTCAAATATGCTTCTATAACAAAACTATCATCAAACTTTGATGATTGAACTTCTTTTATAATATTATCTGTTTTAAATATCTTTCTAGGAAGATAAAACACATCAGTTCCATAAATCTTAATTTGTTCATTAATTAAATCCTGAACAAGATTTTGCTCACCTGTAGATCCTTGTAAAAAATATGAATTTAATGCCATAATTATCCAATAAAGTCATATGGTGGTAATTCATATTCCTGAGTCATTCTTTGTTTAATATCTTCTAATTCTCTTTCTGCATCCTCATACAATTCTCTACCATTAAGTTCAACTCCACCTGGAAGTCTAGTTCCTCTAAATTTAAGTAGATTTTGTCCCCATTGACGTTTTATAAGTGAAGTCACATATTTTTTAAGGAAACTATCATTATAAACACCAGTAAATGTATTAGGATCTAAAATTCTATAACAATCAATAATCAAATAAGTATCTTTAGTTTCTGAACCCCAATCTATATCAAGATATAATCTACCTTGTCTTTTATTAAATCTTATCTGTTTATCTGTAGTTAATAGAAAATCAATATCTTCAAGATAAGTTTTAACCATAGAATATTGAAGTAATTCTATAGAATTGAATTGATACAAATCATTTAAAAATAATTGATATTTTATACTAAACATTCCATCGGATATAGTACTACTATCAAATTTAAATACTTTTTCTATACCAATTACTGAATCTGGAACTTGTATAAAATTAGATGTCTCATAAAAACTATTAGTCATATCAGACATACCACTCACAGTAGTTGAAATACCTGATGTTGTTGTAATACCTAAAGTATTGGTTCCTCCAACTTGAGCTGTTCCTCTATTAATATCATCTTCAGTAAGTTTATATTTTAAATACATCCTTTCCACCCCATCAAAATGACGTTCTTGGAAATATTGAAGAGCATCATCCACCAAATCATCTATTTGCTCATCAGCAACATTAATCTCAACTACAGGTTCTCCTAACCTTCTTAGAGAATAGTCAATTAATTCTTGTCTACTTGCTGGTTTTGACATCAGAATGAGCCTCCATCAATTGCTCCTGCTGTAAGCATTCCCGTAATATTTACATCTGTTATAAATGTAGCTATTCCAGCAACAACTAATTCATCCAAATCAGTCTGTCCATCAACATCCAATCCACCAGTACCAATATCTAGTTCAGTGGCAGTTATAATTCCAGTGACATCCATTCCACCGCCACCAATTATTGTGCCAGCAGAACTGAATGTAGAAACACCAGTTACATTTAACTCATCTAATGTCAATCCACCGACAATATTAGCACCTACATTAGCATCTATCGCTGCAGAGAATGTTGATACACCAGCGACTACTAACTCATCTAAATTAGTCTGTCCATCAACGTCTAATCCACCAGTGCTTACATCTAATTCAGTGGCAGTTATAATTCCTGTGACATCTAATCCACCAGCAGTTATTATAGAATCATCGCCAAATGTAGAAACACCTGTCACATTTAACTGATCTAATGTCAATCCACCAACAATATTAGCACCTGCATTAGAATCTATTAAAGCAGAGAATGTAGAAACACCAG